TGCAGAAGCTGTCGGTGTTCAACGCGCTCGTGGACGTCTCAGGACTGAAGCCCGAGAAGAAGGGCGCACAGCAGGCAGACGCCGGGGCCGCGCCGCGGTTCAGTATCACGATCAACATACCCAACGCAGGGCCGACCCCTGTGACTATTGACGGATGAATAACAAAAAAGTCATCGAGCTGCCAGCATCAGCTCACTACACAGTTGAGCAGGCGATCGACTCCCTCGACCACCGCCGGGAAGATCTGACTGACGTGCTTGTCATCGGGTATGACACGGACAACGATCTGTTCATTCGCTCGTCGCACATGACCCGGGCAGAGGCGCTCTTCATGCTGGAGAAGGCCAAGGAGTGGGTGATGTACGGGGGGATCAATGGCTAACCTGGTCTACAACCCACCCCAGTCGGTGGTACCGTTTCTCACGTCCGACAAGTTTGCCAATTTTGTTGTGGGGCCTGTGGGGTCCACCAAGACCACGGCGTCCCTTATCAAGATCAGCTACGAGGCCAAGCGAGTGGCCAAGTGCAGCGACGGTATCCGGCGCAGCAGGGCGGCTGTGATTCGTAACACGCGTCAGATGTTGTGGGACACGACCATCCCAGATTTTTTGAAGTGGTACCCCGATGGCGAAGCTGGCATTTTGGAAAAAACAAACTCGAGGTTCACCCTTAAGTTTGACGACGTTGAGTGCGAGATTTTGTTTCGCGGTCTTGATGATGCTAATGACGTACGTCGTCTTCTGTCCCTCCAGCTCACGTTTGGCGTCATGGATGAATTTCGAGAGATCAACCCTGACATCTATAACGCTCTTACTGGTCGCCTTGGTCGCTACCCGGATAAGACAATGAATGGTGTTGGAGCGTGCGATGACTCGGGCAAGCAGATCCACAAGGTCTGGGGCGCGACGAACCCACCGGACATGGACACCTTCTGGGAAGGGCTGCTTAACGACCCGCCGCAGAACATGCACGTGACCATCCAGCCTAGCGGCTTGAGTCAAGAAGCAGACTGGGTGCAATACCTCCCCGACGGCTATTACGAGAACTTGTGCGAGGGCAAAAGTGAAGACTGGATCGACGTCTACGTTCACGGAGAGTTCGGCAAGTCACTCTCTGGGCAGCCTGTATTCCGAGCTTTTGATCGAGATACACACGTCTCAAGCAAGCCGCTCAACCACATCAAGCTCCAGACCCATCCACTCATCATCGGGATGGACTTCGGACTCACGCCTGCGTGTACAGTCAATCAGGTCGACGCCCAAGGCAGACTTCTCACATTCGCCGACCTGGTTAGCGACGGCATGGGTATTTTGCGATTCAGTCGTGAGAAACTTAAACCTCTACTGGCTAACCGCTTTCCGGGGATGAACGTGCTGATCATCGGAGATCCTGCGGGGCAGCAGCGGGCGCAGACCGATGAACGCAGTGTGTTTGATATTCTTAAGCAGGAAGGGTTTCGTGTCTTGCCTGCTAAGTCCAACAGCGTTGTGGCACGTATCAATGCTGTCGATAAATTCCTTACCAGAACGGTAGACGGTAAGCCGGGGCATCTCATTGATCCAAGCTGCACACACCTAATCGCTTCCCTTCGCGGCGGATATAGGTATAAAATTCGGACCAATGGCGAGGTCGACGACAAGCCAGAGAAGAATTCGCATTCCCATATCGCTGACGCCCATCAATACGCATGTCTACACGCTGATGGCAACGTAACCGGGGATGCGTGGACTCGTAAAGCAGTTGAGGTCAAGAGAGTCGCCTATGCGTACACTTGAGTCCTGCTTGGCAGCGAGGTCTTTCCCCCACAACGTTGAATAGTGACGCATATGCAGTATGGATTAAACATCACGAATTCTGCTGCGCCGGGGGTAGTCTCGGCGGGCGGCCTTATGACCATCAAGTCTGCAAAAGCACTGATGGAGGAAGAACGGGCCAAGGCGATGCAGGCTAACTCGCAGCCTGTTGTGCAAGCGCTAGCCGGGTACATCCGCAAGCAGTGGATGGTCGCCATGATGGCCAAGCAGATGACGTCCGAGATTCGGATGCTTAAGTCAGTTCGAGCCCGCCGTGGGGAGTATGACCCCGACAAGTTGGCGATGCTCCGCGAACAGAATTCCAGCACCATCTACATGATGCTGACGTCCAACAAGTGCCGTGCGGCGTCCAGTTGGCTCAAAGACACCCTTCTTAGCTCGTCCGACGAGAAGCCTTGGACGATCGACCCCACCCCCATTCCCGACCTCCCGCCCGACCAGATTCAACAGATCATGGCGCAGGCGCAGCAGGAAGTCCAGCAGCTGTGGGCAGCGGGCACACCCCCGACGGATCAGCAGGTCCGTGAGCGTCTTTTGGAGATGAAAGACATTGCAATGTCTCATTTACACGACATTGCCAAGCGCACAGCCGATCGCATGGAACTGAAGATGGAAGATCAGCTTGTGGAGGGCCTGTGGGTGCAGGCGTTCACAGACTTCCTCGACGACATAACGACGTTCCCCTCTGCGTTCCTCAAGGGCCCGGTGGTGCGCAAGCGCCCCAAACTCTCTTGGGTAAAAGCGCAAGACGGCCAGTACGTGCCGGACGTCAAGGATACGTTGTCCCTGGAGTGGGAGCGGGTTGATCCGTTCAACATTTACCCAGCGCCGGATGCGTCAGAGGTCAATGACGGCTACCTGATCGAACGACACAAGCTGCACCGAGCCGAGTTGCTCGCCATGATTGGCGTGGAAGGCTACAGCGAATACGCGATCCGCGCAGTGCTCGACGAGTACGGCAAGGGCGGTTTGCGCGATTGGATTTACGTCGACATGAACAAGGCGGCTGCCGAGGGCAAGTCCACCATGGGCGTGCAGCAGAACCCGTCGGAGCTTATTGACGCTCTGCAGTTCTGGGGCAATGTGCAAGGGCGCTTGCTGTTGGACTGGGGCATGTCCGAGAACGACATCCCGGACCCGCTGCAGGACTATGCGATCGAGGCGTGGGTCGTGGGGCACTGGGTCATCAAGGCTGTGGTGAACCCGGACCCGCTGGGGCGCAAGCCGTATTACAAGGCCTCCTACGAGGAGGTACCCGGTGCGTATTGGGGCAACTCTGTTGCCGATCTGTGCCGCGACACCCAGGACGTGTGTAACGCCGCTGCGCGGGCGCTGGTGAACAATATGTCCATCGCCTCCGGCCCCCAGGTCGTGTACAACGTCGATCGGTTGCCGCAGGGCGAGAACCTGACGCAGCTGTACCCGTGGAAGATCTGGCAGGTGACCTCGGATCCGTTGGCCGGCTCCGCTCCGCCGATGCAGTTCTATCAGCCGTCTAGCTTGGCTAATGAGCTCATGGCTGTGTACGAGAAGTTTGCCATCCTGGCGGATGAGTACACCGGGATCCCCCGCTACATGACTGGCGACAGCCCTTCGGGCGGCGCAGGGCGTACGGCATCCGGCATGTCTATGCTGATGTCCAACGCTGGCAAGTCCATCAAGCAGGTGATCACCAACATAGACACCAGCGTCGTCAAGCCTGTGATCGAGCGTCTGTACTACTACAACATGCGGTACGGTTCGGACCCCGACCTCAAGGGAGACGTGCAGATCGTCGCTCGCGGCGCTGCCGCCCTGGTGGTGAAAGAGCAGGCCCAGATGCGCCAGAACCAGTTCTTGCAGCTTGCGCTCCAGAGCCCGATCGTGCAGCAGGTCATCGGTGTCGAAGGCATCGCCGAGCTGTTGCGCCAGGGTGCCAAGACGCTGGACATGAACCCGGACCACATCGTTCCGCCCATCGAGATCCTGAAGCAGCGCATGGCGCAGGCACAGCAGGCCGCGATGCAGCAACAGATGTTGGCCAACCAGGCGAGCGGTCAGGCCGCCGCAGGAGGCAGCCCCGCTGCCCCCAGCCAAGGGCAAACCCTCCAGAACGGAGCCCCCGTCGTCAACAATTTCGCGCCCCAGCCGGGCATGAGTGGTTGACATTCGTATAATTTGTCACATAATCCTGTCTATCTAAGGAGCGAATCATGCAAGCAGTCCAACCCATGGAAAAGCGCAGCGCTGAGTACAAGCAAGAGTCGGCCAAAACCGATGGCATGTCCAAAGGCGGCGCAGTCGGCGCAGGCGGCAACAACGGCAACATCATCGGCGATCTCAAGCGTGGTCGTGACGAGTATGCCCAAGAATCTGCCAAGACCGACGGCCTGTGCAAGTAAGAGTTGATGAACGGGTTGCGCGATGTCTCACGATGTTGCGTGCACCAGAGTTCAAACCCCTGTTAGAATTTTTGAAAGCGCGACAGCGAGAGACTCTGGAGAGACTCGTAGACGCGCAAGATAAAGATCAGATGGTTCGGCTGCAAGGCCGGTCCATCGAACTCAAGGAAATCCTTGAGCTGGTCGATCAGGGCGAAGTCCTGTTGACCAAAATCCGCAGCCGTTGAGCAGACCGTCAAGGCGGAGCCCAACAGCTAAATTTTTTACCAAGTAGCAGACCGTAAGCGAACAAGGACTGACCGTAAAGCCGGAGTCCTGAAGCGTAGTCGGAGCGAAGGAGATAGAGATGTCATTGCCCAAGGCAATTCAGAAACAAGTTGAACAAGCTGACGCCATGGTGGCGCAGATGAATGGCGAGACCCCACCCGGGGAGACTCACCTGGATCCTGAACCCCAGCCGGCACCTGAACCTGCCCCAGAGCCTGTCGTCTCGCAAGAGCCACAACCGAAGCCGCAGCCCTCGGAAGAAACTTGGCAAGCCAAGTACCTGACGCTGAAGGGAATGTACGACGCCGAAGTGCCCCGCATGCACGCTCAAGTGCGCGAGTTGAACACGCAAGTGCAACAACTTATCGCCGAGAACGCTATTGCCCGTGCGCAGACCCCGTCGGAGCCGACTCCGGCCAAGACTCTTATCACTGAACAAGACAAAGAAGCATTTGGTTCCGACTTGATCGACTTGATCGAGCGGGCGACTGAGGCCAAGGTCTCCGAGTTCCGGGGACGTGAAGCGCAGTTGCAAGCAGAAATTGCTGAGCTGAAGGGCAAGATGGGACGTGTTGATGAGACCGTCGCGGGGAACTCGAAAGAGCGCTTCGTCGAACGCCTCGCACAGCAGGTTCCAGACTGGGAAGCCTTGAATGTAGATTCTGGTTTCCTGGCATGGCTGGCTGAGGTTGATCCCGTCTACGGGCTGCCCCGCCAGGCTGCATTGTCGAATGCGTACGAAGGGCTCGATGCCGTCCGTACGGCCAACATCTTCAAGCAGTACAAGGCCACGCTCCCCCAAACTCAGCAACAGCGAGCCAACCAAGAGCTACAGCGTCAAGTTGCGCCGACCCGCTCGCGTTCGACACCGGCACCGGCCGCCAATCCGAATGAATCGAAGATCTACTCGCAAGGGGAGATCACACAGTTCTACGAAGAATGGCGTCGAGGGTACCTGGATGAAACCGAGGCGGTGCGTATGGAAAAGGAAATCCATGCAGCCATTGCTGAAGGCCGAGTTCGTTAACTCCCCAGACATGGTTGCATTTCGTTCAAACGTTTTTTGAAAAGGAAATAGACCATGTCTACCGTAACCGCAGCAGCAGCCTATCCCATTAACTCCGGTGGTTTCAACACCCCCGGCGGCCAGGTTGCCTATTCTGGTACCGCTTACTCCGGTACCTTCATCCCCGCCCTCTGGTCCGGCAAGCTGGCCCAGAAGTTCTATGCCGCCACCGTGTTCGGCGAGATCGCCAACACCGACTGGCAAGGTGACATCACCGGCATGGGCGACACCGTGATCATCAACACGATCCCCTCGATCACCATCAACAGCTACTCCATCGGTCAGAACCTGGCTTATGAAGTGCCGGCTCCGTCCACGCTGCAACTGGTTATCAACAAAGGCAAGTACTTCGGCGTGAACGTGAACAACGTTCTCGAGCTGCAAGCCAAGCCCAAGTTGATGGACATGTTCACCAACGACGCTGCCATGCAGATGAAGATCAAGATTGATCAGGACGTGTTGTACACGAACTTCAACCAGGGCGCTGCCGCCAACCAGGGTTCTACCGCTGGTGCCATCTCCGGTGGCTACAACCTGGGTACCGACGCCGCTCCCGTGACGTTGACCGCTTCCAACATCCTGCAGAGCATCACTGCCCTGTCGAGCGTGCTGGACGAAGCCAACGTGCCCGAGACCGATCGCTGGTTGATCATCACCCCCACCGAGCGTCAGATCCTGATGCAGTCGAACCTGGCTCAAGCCCAGTTCATGGGTGACGCTTCTAGCGTTCTGCGCAACGGCAAGATCGGCATGATCGACCGCTTCACCGTGTATGTGTCCAACCTGGTTCCGCGTGGCGCTGCTGGCAAGACCTGGATGAACCCCAACACCGGTACCGATGCCACCTCTGCTGGCACCCTGAAGCGTCACGCTGTCATGGCTGGTCACAAGTCGGCCATCACGTTCGCTTCTCAGATCGCTAAGGTCGAGAGCCTGCAGAACCCCAACGACTTCGGCACGCTGGTTCGTGGCCTGAACGTCTACGGTACCTCTGTGGTGCAAGCAAACGGTCTGGCTCTGCTGGTCGCCGCCAACTGATCGTTGGTCCGATAGGAGAGGGGGCTTCGGCCCCCTCTGGTTGATTCAACTTAGGAGAGTTCCATGGCTGTTCTTGACGATCTGATCGCAAGTGGACTGTCGTTGCCCCAAGCGCAACAAGTAGTCCTTGAAGACACCACTGCCAACATCGACGGTCTTGTAGCCGCAGGTTTCAGCTATGTTGAAGCTCTGGCAATTACGACCCTAGACGCTGGCACTGCTACACAAGCTAACTTGGTTACACAAGGTGCTTGGGCGGGCACGCAAGTTCCGGCAATCGTTGCTGCGCTTGCAGTGACTCCGTGAGGTGACGCATGGGTACGGTAACTGCCGGTGCTTTGCTTGACAAAGCCACCACTCAGCTCGTCGACTTGACCAACGTCCGTTGGACGCGGGCCGAGTTATTGAAGTGGCTGAATGATGGCATGCGGCAAATCGTCCTCATGCAACCCAATGCGACCAACACGGTCGCATCCATCAAGCTCGATGCGGGCACGCGCCAGAACATTCCTGCGAATGGTTGGCTCTTGCTGAACGTGGTGCGGAATATGGGCACAACGGGGGACGTCCCCGGCCGTGCGATTCGCATCATCTCGCGTGAATTGTTGAATGCGTTCAACCCTGATTGGCATACCGACACAGCCGCGGCTGTGACAAAAAACTTCATCTACGATCTGGCAGACCAGACACACTTTTTTGTCTATCCGCCCAGCACTGGCACGGGGTATGTGGAGATCAACTACTCCATGCAGCCAGTCGATCTGACCTCGGAATCGCAGGCCATTCCCATTTTTGACGTCTATCAGGGTGCCCTGGTGGACTACATGTTGTACCGTGCCTGCAGCAAGGACGCCGAGTATGCGCCCGGGTTGCAGCTGGCTCAGGGGTACGCAGCCACGTTCATCGCGGCGATCCAAGGCAAAGAGACCTCCGAGGTCAAGTCCACGCCAGAACAAGCAATGCTTCCACGCAATCCCTCGATGGGAGGGTCTGATTCATGAGCGAAGTCGCATACGAGAAGTTCCTGGTCGAAGTCGTCCCGTACGTTCGGGACGTGCCTGAAATTGTCGCCATCCAGGCGATCCGCAATGCGTGCATTGAGTTCTGCGAAGAAACTTTGTATCTGCAAGTTGATCTCGATCCCATGCCCGTTATCCAGGGCGTCGGCAGCTATGATCTGGATCCCGACGGCACGTACAAGGTTGTCGATGTGATCGAGGCGTGGAACGCTGACCAGTTCCTGATTCCGAAGTCGATCGAAGAACTGACCAAAATCTATCGCGTCACCAACTGGACTACGTTGGTAGGGAATCCGTACTACTACTATCGGCCTACGCCGGACGAGCTACGCCTCGTCCCCATTCCCGAAAAGACAATCGCCAACAACCTGCGGATCAAAGTGGCGCTTGCGCCCAAGCGGACGTCAACGGAAGTGCGTGAGGACATCTACGAACGATTCCTGGAGTTCATCGCGTTTGGCGCTCGCGCCCGATTGCTTGATACGCCCAATCAACCATACTACGACCCCAAGGCTGCGCAGTTGTACTTGAAGCGGTTTAATGATGTGTGCGCTGATGTGCGTCGTCGCGTTAACCGTGGCAACGTCCGCGCTTCCAACCGCGTTGAAACTCAGAGGTGGGCATGAGCGACAAGATTAAACTAGTCAAAGATGACACTCGCCCGGCGCTGGTGTGCACGATCACGGACGATACATCAGGGGCTCCCATCGGTTTGACGGGGGCCACGGTGCTGCTGAAGTTCCGCGCCTTGGGCGCAACGACGTTGCAGGCTACCGTTACCGGGGTCGTGACAGACGGCCCCAATGGGCAAGTCGTGTTTTACCCCGCTTCGGCCCCCACGATGTTGCAGGGCGACCCTGGGGATTACGAAGGCGAGATCGAGATCACGTTCCCGGACAGCACGGTGCAAACCGTGTATGACGTCCTTAAGTTCAAAGTGCGCGGGGACTTCTGATGGGAATCACGGTACTTGGCAATACGACCGGCGCGAGTGTTTCCTCTGCGAAACCTCGGCTTAGCGTCGCTGTTGTCAATCCGGTTACCGAGGTCTCTCACGTCATCCCCGTCACTGGCGTTGCGTATATCTACCTTGCTGTAGGTGCATATCTTGATACGACCGGTCGGTTTAAGCTGATTCCAGACCAGGTCGTTCTGACGGACGGTACCTCCTTTTCCTTGGCAAAAAGTGCAGCTGATACGGTTGCGGTTGTTGATGACTACGCGTTCGCGCTGAGCCGCCCAGTTACGGACTCGGTCGCATTTAGCGACTCGGTTGTGACGTTGCTGACGTATCTGCGAGAGTTTGCGGACTCATTCGGGTTTACCGACGCGCAGACGCTCAGTGTGGCCAAGCAGCTTGTGGACACAGTAGCGACGACGGAGGCCTTGGCGATTTCGTTCACGACGGCCTACGCGGATACCGCCACCATTGTTGAGCTCGCCAGCCTGGCTTTGGCGAAGGCTTTTACGGATTCCGCAGCAACGGCAGACGCATACACACTTAACGTGCAGAAGGTGCTCGCTGAGACGCTCAGCCTGGCAGAGGCAACAGTGCTTTCCGTCACTAAGGCGCTCGACGAAACAACCACGATTGTTGACACTACAACGCTGGATTCTGGCAAAATCCTAGCGGATGGGGTTGGGCTAAACGAGCAACTTGCGTTCGCATATTCCCTAGCCGGAGTAGTGGACAACGTGACATTTGTTAACGATGCCGTTGCGTTGGATTTTTCTACTTCGGCAGCCGATTCAGTTTCTCTGTCCGACTCTGGGCTTATTCTGTCCCAGGACTACGCAGACCCCACCTACTTTGCAGGTGACTACGTAGGTAGCGCAATCAGTTTCTAAGGAGTGCTTCATGCTCAACGATTCCCTCAAAATTACTGGCGATGTCAGCATCAAGTTGTTCGACGAGAGCGGCGAGGTTGTTGATGAACGCAACATTCATAACTTGGTCGTGACGGCCGGCAAAACGTTCATCGCGGCTAGCATGCTGAAGACGACGTCCAACAGCCCGGCGGCAATGACACACATGGCAGTCGGCACGAG